TCGCGACTATTTGAGACGGTCAATGCCTTCTTCAAAGTCGAATCACAACTACCGAAAGCTAGTCCTATATGGTCTAGCGAAGGCAGTGTGTCTGATGGCGATTGCTGCGGTCACTTTCTGGACCTTAGTCCTCGCCATGGAGATCTTGGCCTCGCGCGTGATATATCATACGCGGGGACAGACTCCTCCTTGCTCGACAGTGTGCAGCGAGTCGCTGACATTGTCGCCGGTAGGTTCGGGGAATTCTTCCCGAGCAAATACCGATTCAGACATGGACGTGGCGCAACGGCGGAATTCCGACGCGGTGGAGGCTATAAGTATAGCTTTCCCACTTGGAATCCCCGTCTCGAGACGGTCTTCCCCTATAGCGAGTTTGGAACTTCCAACCCCGCCTTACTGGGAGCCATTTCGGCGGATCAAGTAGAGCCGGTGTCTTCTGAGATACCGTCCCGACTGATCCCTGTACCCAAGACGCAGAAGGGACCACGGCTTATCGCCGCGGAACCGACTTGCAATCAATGGGCGCAGCAATGTATGCTCGACTTCTTCATCGAGCGTATCAAAGCCGATCGCCATCATAAAGATCCGATCCTCTCCCGTTCGATAGATTTCGAACGGCAGGATATAAGCGGACAGATGGCACTCGATGCTTCCCTGGATGGCGTAAATGCTACGCTAGATCTCAGTGATGCTTCCGACAGACTTTCCTGCTGGACAATCCAACGCATTTTTAGACGGAATGTTTCCGTCCTGAATGCGGTGATTGCCTGCAGGACTCGTTATCTTCATAACGATGTCGATAAGAAGCACCCAACTGTGATCGAACTACGCAAGTTCGCCACGATGGGCAGCGCCTTAACGTTTCCGCTTCAAAGCATCACGTTCGTGTGTATGGCACTAGCGGCCGGCTGGATAGCCGAGCGCTACTTTACCTACCACACGTACAATGCGGCACCGACAGAAACTCAACTGTCGGAGCTAGCGGAACGAGTTCGCGTGTACGGGGACGATATCATTGTTCCCGTACACTGGTTAGAGGGTCTGGCTCGAATTTTCGAGCTAGTCGGTTTGAAGGTCAACGAATCCAAGACGTTTTCCGGGAATAATTTCCGGGAGTCGTGTGGAGTCGACGGATACAAGGGTTACGACGTAACACCTGTAAAAGTTAAGGCCTTCTACCGTACATCCGAGCCTGCGTCGGCTATCTCGGTGTTAGACACGTGCA